AGAATTAAATCTCTTGCGTATGCGGTCTCTGTTTCTATCAAGCGGAAGGGTCTTAAAAAGACAGGCTTCATTGATAAAGCAGCTCAGTTCGCTTTCGGTAAAGAGTTTAATGATGCAGTAGCTAAAATAATAGGAAGAGAAGTAGTAATAAATATCAGAAATGGCAATAACAGTAAATAATACTCCAGGCGCTTTCCAATCCTTTCACGAGGATATGTGGTATGTAGTGAGTTCAACGAACACAGCACAAACGAGTTTCAAGTACGTATTTGATGTGTACGTAAATTCGGTATTAGTAGCGAGAATCAAATCATTCCCTCAGCCTACTACTGACAAAGGCTTATTCAATGTCGCTCCGATAATTAGAAACTATTGGGCGAGTTACTTTCAGCCTGCTACCTCGCAGACTGCGTTCAATCACACAGGCTCAGGGAATATGGTAGGTTTCACAATTCAATACGGAGAAGAATACGCAGGTACGACTTACACTAATTTAACCTCAAGTGCAGGAACAGGATATAACTACTATCCTAATATCTCAGAGGGTAAAGGTGCTTTCGATGGTACTTGGTTCGAGAATGGTTACGCAGGGGTGAACTTACTTACTAAGCGAGACCTAACGCAACTGCAAACCAATCAGAGCGGTAATAGGCTTTTTATTTCAATGAATAACTTCACTTCTGGAGTTGTTTACGATTGGAAGCTAAACGTAACTCGCAGCAATGGTAATGATACAACAGGAGGGACATTCGTAGATGTGTCAGGAATAGCGGTAATAGATATCTCACCTGTAGCAATTAATAATTACTTAGGAGGTACATTTATATCTTCTGCTACGGATTCTTATGTAGTAGGATTTGAAGAGTTAGGAGTAGGAACGCAAGCAGAAGTTACAGTTACAAAGATTTGCCAACCTCGACATACGCATATCCCTCTGCACTTTCTAAACTCTTTAGGTGGATACGATACTATGATCTTCACTCTTGTTAATCGTGAGAGCAGGAATATAGAGCGTAAATCCTTTGAGCAAATAGATTGGCAGTATCGCTCTTCTGATATGTTCAGATGGAATCAGTATAACGTATTTAACGGAGGTGCGGTTCAATTCAACACTCAGCACACAATCACCTACAAGCTCACAAGCGATTGGCTTACTCTAACTGATTATACTTGGATTCGTGACTTGATAGCATCTCCTGAAGTCTATATGGAGAATAGCGGTACATTTATACCTATCAAGATTACTACAAGCCAATGGACTCAGAAAAAGCAGTATGTCGATAAGGTATATAACCTTGAATTAGACATTGAATTCGGAAGCAAAGAATTTAGCCAATACCGATGAGAACTGAAATCTACATAGAGAATCAACAACTCGACCTTTACAAGGATATCTCAGCAGAGTTTACCTATAATATCGATGATGTTAAGGACTTCTCTTCTCGGAATACCAACTTTTCGAAAACAATCGTAATACCTGGAAATGCAACTAACAACAAACTATTCGGGCATATCTTCGAGTTCGGTAGTGGTAACTTTTACAATCCTTCATCCGATAACGTGGGTTACAACTTCAACGCATCCAAGTCTGCTGCTTGTGTTGTCTATGTAGATAAAATACAAATCTTCAAAGGGATTATCAGACTGCTTGAGATAATCATCGATAATGGAAGCATAGAATACGAGTGTGCGGTATTCGGTGAGTTAGGTGGATTTGTTTCTGCTTTAGGAAATAAAAAATTAGAAGAGTTAGATTTCTCTGCGTATAACCATCAATGGAGTAAAACTAATATAGTTAACTCTTGGGACCAAGCATCAGGAAGTACCGCATCAGGAATGGGATATTTCTATCCATTAATTGATTACGGACAGGTTGACCATAATAGTAAATTGGACTTTGAGATAGGTGCATTTAGACCTGCTTTGTTCGTTCGTGAGTATATGAAAAAGATTATCGAAGGAGCAGGTTATACTTTTACGAGTAGCTTCTTTGATACTAACTTATTCAAGAGATTAGTTATACCTAACAATCAAAAGAAGTTCTCACAATTAAAGCAGTTCAACTTAGATATAAATACTACAGGTTATTCTTTTACTGAAGCAGATGGTACGAGCAAGTTAGTTTCTTTTGCCATCCAGAATATAGTTCAAGACTACACGATAAACGGAGCGAATACTATATTTACATACACAGGTGCTTCATTTTCGGGTACTATATCTTTGAATGTTACAGGTACTTGGTTTAAGAATTCATCTACTCCTTTTGTATTGCAGATTCTAAAGAATGGTTCAGCAGTAACGAATATAACTTGGGAATCATCAAGCTCATTAACCACTCAGGTATTCAATATAAATACCTCCTATGCAATTTCATTAGCGACTAATGATACTTTAAGTTTACAATTTACTCAAACTACCGCTTCTGATTTTGGTATAAGCATTGGAGCGGGTAGCTTTTCTACAAAGGTGCAACCGCCTCAACCTGTCTCTGTTGATTTCAATCTAAACGATGTTATCAATATCAATGCAAGTAGTATCCCTCGTGGTATATTTCAAAAGGATTTCTTCTCTTCTATTGTGAAGATGTTTAACTTGTATGTAACGGAAAGCACAGATAAAACGAAGCATCTAAACATTGAGCCTTATATTGACTATTACGATTTCGATAACACGATTGATTGGACTCTGAAGGTTGATAGGTCTAAGCCTTTTAGGTTAAAGCCTATGAGCGAACTTAATGGTAGATACTTTGAATACAAATACAAAAGCGATTCAGATTTCTATAACGAAAACTATCAGAAGAAATATGCTGAAGGGTATGCGGACTTAATAGAAGATACAGGTTTTGAGTTTGCAAACGACAAACAGACCGCTGAGATAATCTTTGCTTCTTCTCCATTGGTAGGATATTCAGGAAGAGATAAAATAATGACTGCTATTTACAAGAAGTCAAATACTCAGAATAATGATTCAGAAGATACTATGGATAGTGTTATCCGTATTATGCAAGTAAAAAAGATAACAGGTGTAACGAATTGGCATATCAAAGATACAGGAGGTGGTAACATAGGTGGACATCTTCACGATTACGGATATGGTGGACATTTAGATAATCCTGATGCTCCTACTGCGGATATAAACTTCGGAGCTCCTAAAGAGATTTATTTTACATTAGCTACTCCTTATCCTTCAGCTAATCTATTTAATGGGTATTGGAGTGATTATGTTGCTGAGATTTCCGATAAAGATTCTAAGCTACTTACCTGTAACGTGCGTTTAACGGATATCGATATCTACAATCTTGACTTCTCTCGACCTATCTGGATTGATGGTTCACTATGGAGATTGAACAAGGTTATGGACTATAATCCAATGGTAGAGGATACCACGAAGTGTGAATTTATTAAAGTAATAGAAACAACATACGCATAATGGCACAGGAAACAATAGGCATAAAAGTCGAGGTACAAGGTGGCGAATCGGTAGGCTCACTTAAAAAGCAATTACGAGAGGCTCAGCAGGAAGTACAAGCGATGTCCGATAAGTTCGGTGCTACTTCTGAGCAAGCCGTTAAAGCAGCAAAGAGAGCCGCTGAATTAAAGGATGCGATAGGAGATGCTAAGGCTTTGACCGATGCGTTCAACCCAGATAGAAAGTTTCAGGCTTTCGCTTCTGCTTTGCAGGGTGTAGTAGGTGGATTTACTGCCGTACAGGGTGCGTTGGGATTGGTAGGAGTAGAGTCTGAAGATGTAGAAAAGACCTTGCTCAAGGTTCAATCTGCTATGGCTTTATCACAGGGAATTAACTCTGTATTAGAGGCTCGCGATTCGTTTAAGAATCTTAGCACAGTTATTCAATCTACTGCTATCTTTCAGAAGGCTAACAATGCTGCGACTGCGATAGCTATTACTTTACAAAAGGCTTTCGGAGTAGCGACTGTTGGTACAGGTCGAGCGTTTACAATCCTTAAGGGTGCTATCGCTGCGACAGGTATCGGACTTCTCGTAGTAGGGTTAACTACTCTTATTGGCAAGATATCTGAATGGACTTCAACAAGTGAGAAAGCAGCAGAGGCTCAGAAGAAACTCGCAGAGCAGAATGAAGTAGTTAACGCAAGCCTTCAGAATCAGATAGATGTTTTAACTGCGGTAGGTAACAAAGAGAAGGAAATCTTAGCACTTAAAAAGCAGCAGATAGATAATGAATTAAATGTTCTTCGTACATCTGCAAAAGCAAAGGGTGAACTTACTCTTGATGAGCTGAAAAAGTTTCGTGATCTAAAAACTCAGAAGGAAGTTTTAGACATCGAAGAGCAGAATAGATTAAATAAGATAGATAAAGAAGCGAAGGATAAACAAGATGCTAAGAATAAAGATGCAGCGGAAAAGAATAAAGCAGCAGCTCAGGAGCGTGTAGCTGCTAATAAGCAAGCTGAAGAAGATATTAGGAAAGCACGTCAGGAAGCTGAGTTAAATGCTATTACAGATGAGAATCAAAGGAAGATTCGACAAGCTGAGATAAACTTCGAGAATAGGAAGTTAGAAATAGAAGAACTGAAGGCGAGTGAAAAGCTAAAGACTCAACTATTAGTAGAAGAACAAAAGCTAAGAGACCAAGCCATAGCGGATGCGAAAGCAGCAGCAGTTCAAGCTGAGTTCGATGCTATTTTTGCGAGATTAGAAAGAGAACAGGAGTTAGAAGAAATAGAAAAGAAAAGAATAGCAGATGCTAATCAAAAAGAGTTCGATGATTTATTCGCTCAGTTAGATGCAGAAACTAAAGCGGAAGCAGCAGCAGCCGAAGCTCAGAAGGAGATAGAAAAGCAAAAAGCAGACTTTAGAAAGCAGCAATTTTCAGAGGTTGGAGATGCTTTAGGTAAACTCGGTGAGATAGTTGGTCAGCAAACCGCAGCAGGTAAAGCTCTCGGTATCGCTCAGGCTTTGATTAATACTTATTCAGGTGCTACCGAAGCACTCAGACAAAAGTCCGTTCTCCCTTCTCCGTTTGACTTCGTAGCTAAAGCTATTAACGTAGCAGCTATTATTGCTTCAGGTATTAAATCAGTAAAGGCTATTGCTGCGGTAAAAGTACCTGGAGGCGGTGGTGGTACTCCTGCCATCCCTTCGGCTTCAGTTGGTGGCGGTGCTGCTCCGATTTCTCCTCAAGCTCCGATTCAAAATACAGTAACCCAATTAGATCAGAGGTCTATTAATCAATTAGGTTCTGCTACAAATCGCTCTTATGTATTGGAATCAGATGTAAGTAACTCTCAGGAACGAATCACTCGTATTAACAGAGCAGCAAGATTAAACTAAAATCTATTTAAGAATATGGAAAAGGAATTACCAATTTATAGACTCGATATAAACGAAGATGAAGAATCCAACGTAGAGGTGGACTTCGTGGCTTTAGTAGATAGACCTGCGATAGAGCGGTCATTCTTGGCTTTCGCTGACTCTTATAGTGATTATCCTGAGTCGGTTAAGAATAATGCAAAGGCGGCTCTTAAATGGGCAGAAGAAAACGGATGGGGTTCGTGTGGTACTCCTGTGGGTAAACTCCGAGCCAATCAATTAGCGAACGGAGAGCCTATCAGTTTAGAAACTATCAAGCGGATGTATTCTTTCCTTAGTAGGCACGAAGCTAACGCAGATAAGTCTAAAGGGTACGGAGATGGATGCGGTCAGTTGATGTACGATGCGTGGGGTGGTAAGTCTGCTTTAAGTTGGGCAGAGTCTAAGATTCGCCAATCGGAGAAGATGAGTTTCGAGATTCAGGATGAAGAGGAGAGAATTATCTCTGGACCACTTATGTTAGCGGATACTCCTATTTACCGCTACGATTCAAGCGGAGAATACTACGTTGTATTCACCGCAGACACTATTAAGAAAATCGCTCAGAAATACTTTAAGAAAGGCTATCAGTCGAATGTAAATCTGATGCACGATAACGGAATGACAGTCGAAGGAGTAACAATGTTTGAGAGTTGGATAGTCGATGAGAAGCGTGGGATCAAACCGATGAAGGGTTTTGAAGATGTAAAGGATGGCTCTTGGTTCGGTTCGTTCAAAGTAGAGAATGAGGATGTATGGGAACTCGTTAAGGAAGGTAAACTAAAGGGATTCTCGGTCGAGGGAGTCTTTAACTATTCGAAGAGCGGAATAAGTAATCCACAGAAAATGATGCAGGATATTATTGATATCTTACATCAAGTATCTTAGTAGTCTCATAGCGTTTAGTTTTTGGTTAAAATCGGGGGGCGTTTCTACGCTCCCCTTTTCTATGTGGTAACATTCAGCACTTTATCCTATTTATGGTTAAATTATTTTATGACCCCTTTAGAAGCACTCTTGCAAATCAAGCAGATGTTCGCTGAGATGCCTCCTGCTCCTGTGGAAGCACAAGAGATTGAGGTATCAATCGAGCCTGCTGCTCCTGAGTACAAAGAATATGTACTTAAGAACGGAGCGAAGGTCAAGATGGATAAGCTCGAAGTCGGTGGTAAGGTTATGCTCGTAGATGATGCAGGTAACGAAAGTCCTGCTCCTGCTGGCGAACACGAACTCGCTGATGGAATGATTATCGTACTTGACGAAAGTTCTGTGATTACTGAAATCAAACAACCTGAAGCTGCCCCTGTTGAAGAGGTAGTAGATGAGGAGTTGAGTAAGAAAATCGCAGAGATGGAAGCTCAAATCGAGGATATGAAGAAGGGCAAAAAAGCACAAGAGGTTAAGATGGCAGAAGCAGAAGCAAAGTTTTCGGCTGCTATCAAAGAACTGACTGATGTTGTTTTGCAACTGATTCAGACTCCTTCTGCCGATGCTACCGAGAAACCTAAGCAAA